GGTCAAAGGACAGGACTCAAATCGCTGAAATCTACCACGTAGCTTCAGAGAAAATAAGATGTGCAAAACCTGATGAATTTGGAAAGACTACAGGCTACTATGTAAGTTCTGATTGGTCTAATACTAGAGCTAACAAACCCCATTACGTTCCAGCCTTTAATGCTAATGACAGAACTTCAGCAAATCAGATTTTATATTCAGGTCTTTATAGTCCTAATATGAACAGTTATTTTACTCCTGATTATGTGTCTTGTAATAATTGGGCTTTAATAGATTCAAGAGTTTCGGAATATCATCTAAATAATATATCTAATGGCTTTGCAGGGTCGTTTATGATTAGCTTTGCTAATGGAGTGCCGACAGCCGAAGAAAGAAATGAGATAGAAAGAAGTCTTACTGATAAGTTTTGCTCAGAAACTAATGCAGGGAAATTTGTCTTGACATTCTCAGACGATAAGACTAGGACTCCTGAGATAACACCAATAAGTCCTGATAAATTATCTGAACAATATATTGCTTTACAAGAGCTTTTGACTCAGAACATCTTATCAGGACACCGAGTAACGAGTCCTATGCTGATGGGTATAAAGTCCGACACAGGGCTTGGAAACAACGCTGATGAACTTAACTCGGCTTCAAATTTCTACTTAAATACTGTCATTAAGCCTTATCAGGATATGATAGTTAAGCAGCTAAGAAAAATATTCCAAATTAACAATATGGATATGCCTGTAAACTTTGTGCAGCTTAAGCCAATTACTCTACAGTTTACTTCTGAAGACCTTAAAGGAATTATGTCGGAGGATGAGCTAAGAGCTGAAATGGGGTTAGCACCTTTAGATGTAGAAGTAAGAGAAGATTTTAGCAAAACAGAAAAGACAGAACTAGATAGTTGGATTGAAGAATTTGGTGAGGATATTAACGAAGATTGGGAATTAATAGAAGAAGAAGTGGTAGACGGAGAACACCAAGACTTTGACTTTGAAGAAACATTAAATGAAATAGCAGGTGAAAAGATTGAACTAGCTTCAACAGGTAGAGCAATACCTAGTCGTAAGTCAGAGCAAGATGGAATATCTAAAAAGACGTATGATTATTTCAGAGTGCGCTATGTTTATTCTAATGACAATTTCTTAACTAACAAGTCAGGAACAAAAAGAAAGTTTTGCAAACAAATGACAGGAGCTAATAAGCTTTACAGGAAAGAAGATATAATTAATATGGGTAAAAAAGCTGTTAATCCCGGCTTTGGGATAAATGGTGCAGATACCTATTCAATTTGGCTTTACAAAGGAGGGCCTCAATGCTTTCATTTTTGGAGTCGTAGAATATTCAAGACTACAATCGGAGAATCTAAAACTACTAAGATAGAAGATGCTGATGCAATAGGTTACACTAAAGCTAAGTCAGAAGGGTTTACTGCTAAAAAGAATGATAAGTTAGTAGCAACACCACCAAGAAAAATGAAGAATAACGGATATTACAATTAGAAACTATGGCATACGTATTATTTATATCAGAAGATAAATTAAAAGACTCTACAGCAATCAATATGAATGTTGATGTGGATTTGCTCCTTCCGTTTGTCCGTGAAGCGCAAAAGCTCTATGTGGAAACAGCACTTGGCACAGACCTTACACAACATTTGAAAGACGAAATAGTAGCTGGTACTTTAGCAGGAGCAGACAAGACTTTAGTAGATGACTATATTGGAGATATGCTTCCTGGCTATAGTCTTTATCACGCTATTCCGTACCTTCGTTTTCGTGTGGAGAATGGGAACATCTATTCTAAGACCTCAGAAACAGGAACGGCTTTAAGCGATAGTGAAGCTCAACACCTAAGAGAAGAAGTTTTAAATACAGCTTCTTACTACAGAGAACGCCTAATAGACTACATCAGAAACAATACAGCTAGTTTTCCTGCTTACTCTACCAACACAGGTGCAGACGTTAGTGCTTCAACTGAAAACTATTATAACGGAATGAACCTTGAAAAACCAAGACAAGGTACTAGACTTACATTGAGAAACTTTTTAAACGCAGGGGATTAATGAAAAAGACTTACAAAGTAAAAGAGAAAAACATAACTAAATTAAAATCATACTTAAAAGATGGCATTAAGACAACTAGCAAAGGAAGCAGGAGATGTGCTGATATTAAACACAACAATATTAAGCGTAGCGACATTCAGTAACATAGAGGTAGTTTTAAAGATTATTCTTTTAGTTATATCAATAGCTTATACTGCCGACAAGTGGTATTTTCAAAAGAAGAAACGAAATGGCAAAAAATAAGATAATTGAAACTGTTAAGTCAAATAGCAAAAAGCGTAAAGGAGTACATAGTAAGAATGCTTCAAAATCTCAGAATGCTTACAAACAAAAATACAGAGGTCAAGGGCGTTAATCTCTTAATCATACGAGATACTTTTACTGACGTTTCAACTATTGGTAATTTGTATTTAGATGGAGAGTGGCTTTGTGATACTTTAGAGAATCCTTACTTAAACAATCAAAGAAACATAAGTTGTATTCCAGAAGGTCAGTACAAGGTAAGACTTAGAACAGCAAGAGAATCAGCTACCAAAGACTATTTACACTTGTTAGTTCAAGATGTTCCTGATAGAAGTTTAATTCTTTTTCATTCAGGCAATACAGCTAAAGATACTAGGGGTTGCGTATTAGTTGGGATAGGAACTGAACAGGACTTTGTTAAGAACTCACGACTTGCTATGGACTTGTTAATGAAGGAAATAATTAATTTAGGCGGAATAAATATTAATTTAATAATTAAAAATAAATAAAATGAAACAATGGTTAATCAGTCAGATGCTAAAATCTAAGAAATTTTGGTACGCAATCGGTAGTATTATTATTCCTATTTTAGTTACTTATTTAGGAGTAGATGAAGCAACAGCAACAAACTTATTCTATGCAGCCCTCACTTTAGTTATCGGACAAGGTATTGCTGATAGTGGAAAATAATCGTTACAGATTAAAACCCCACGAGGTAGAGCTTATAAAAGAAAGCAGGGCAAAAAATGAAAGGAGAAAACTAATCATACCTGATTTACACGCTCCCTTTATTGAGCCTGGCTTTTTTGAACATTGCAAAGCTATCTATAAGAAATGGAATTGCAACTCTGTTCACTTCACAGGTGATTTGCTGGATAATTCATTTTCGTCTTTTCACGAAATCAGTCCTGATGGCAAAAGTGCAGGTGATGAACTCGCTTTAGCAATAGAACAAATAAAGCCATTTCATACTGAATGGGGTGAAGCAACTGTCTGCATTGGAAATCACGATGCTATCATTTCAAGGAAGCTAGTTGCTTCAGGATTGTCGCAATCTTGGTTAAAAGATTTTAATGATGTTTTAGGAACTCCAGGATGGATCTGGAAAGATAAGTTTGTAGAAGATGGTGTTATGTATATTCACGGAACAGGAAGCTCAGGAAGAAATGGAGCTATCAATAGAGCTATAAATTGGAATACTAAAATAGTTCAAGGACACATACATACGGAAACAAGCATAATTTACCACGCTAATAAAGATAGCCTTCTTTGGAGTATGCAGTTGGGAGCGGCTTTTGATGTAAATTCTTACGCTGCAAATTATGCAAAAAACTTCACAAAAAAACCTATAATAGCAGTCGGTGTCATATTAGACTCAGGACGTTTGCCGATACTAGAACCAATGTCTTTGTAATGGAAGAAAACATTGGACTTAGAATCACCCTGATATATATACTTGTTATAATAGTAGTCATAGCTTTCGCTTTGTAGCACCCCCTCTCAGCCCTCTAAGGCACTTTCTTTTCTTTTTGACCCCTATATACTAGACAGCACCTAAAGTCTTTCCTAGAGTTAAATACCTTAATTGTTAATAACTTTGTTTATCATTGTGTTTATATCTATTTATTTTTATATCTTTGTACCATTATTAATCAAAACAAACAAGAAAATGAAAATTTATTTATGTAAAGAGGGAAATAAGTCTTTTACTATGAAAGCGAAAGACAGAACTGAAGCAGAAGATTTTGCTCAAATGTATAACGCAGTAGTAATTAAAGAAATAAAAAAGTAAAACAATATAGGTAGATATTAAATTATCTACCTTTTTTTATAGCATAAAATTCCTTTGCGACTAATATAGGTATAAGAAAATGGCACAATTTAGAGTAATCAACAGAACAACAAAAGAAGAACAAGTGTTCAACTCAAAAGAATTAAAAAGGTTCTTCCATTGTGAGTATAACCAACAGACAGGAGAACTAGAATATAATTTAAATGATATGAATGATTATGCAATCAGTCCAATTAACCCAAAACCAAAATCAGAATCTTTTTTAGAAGTTTTAGGTTTTGGTCTTTTAGGATTAGCTATAATTGTTTTAGTAACCGAAATTGTAATGCAATGGATATAAGAGATGCTGAATATCAAGAATGGTTTAATGAACCTCAGACTGATCATTGGACTAAAAAACCATTAGACAATACAAAAGTACTATGTGAGTATTGGAGCTTAAAAAATGACCCTGATGTAAAAGTCATAGGAACTGAATTACAGACTTACAATCTATTTGCTAAGATGCTTAAAGAAGAAGGGTGGCAAATAAGTCAAGACTACCAAGATGAATTACTACCTGAATATGCTGAAGCGTATGAGGACAATAACAAGAAACCAATAATTATTAACTTAAAATAATATATTTGCAAACAGGGAAAGCCGATGCCCTTTTAAGTAGGCACAAAAAAAAGAATATATGAACACAGAAAAAATCAAAGAAAAGTATTTACATTATGGCTTAGAAAAAGAAGATATTTTTAAGCATCAGCACTATCTAATCATAACACGATCAGGAATTGATAAGATTCAGGCAATAGAAAAAATCAATATTGACTATGAAGTTATTAATTGTGAGAAAGACTTTTGTGTAGTAAAAGCTATTGCAACAAAAGATAAATCAGATACAGCAAATTATAAAATGGAAGTATCAATACAGACATTCGGATCAGCTCTAAAAGGTGGATTCAAAGATGGAAATTGTAACACCTGGTATGTTATGGAAATGGCTGAAAAAAGAGCTATGAGTAGGGCAGTCCTAAAGCTATCAGGATTCTATGAACTTGGAGTATTTGGAGAAGATGAATCAGAAGATTTTAAAAAAAGTAATAACTAAATAAATAAATAAAATGAATGTAATAGGTAAACTAATTACGAAACTTGATGTTGAATCAGGTATCGGTAAAAATGGAAAGGAATGGAGAAAACAATCTATCCTTGTAGAACAGAATGTAGAATGGAATAAAGAAGTAGTTATATGTTTCTTTGGAGATAAGATAAAAAGCATTAGAGATATTGAAGAAGGATCAGATGTCAATGTTTCTGTCAATTTATCTTCAAGAGAATATAATGGTAAATACTTTCATAACATTGATGGATGGCATTGTGCTAGGTTAGGTCAAGAAACTGTTGGTGAAATTGATGAATCCCCTTTCTAATGACAGGAGAAGATGACTTTAAATATCTTTGCAATCTTACTACCAAGTTATTAGGGTTGCCAGAGGATTCGCTTTCTTTAAGAAGTAGAAGAAGTGAAGTGCAAATACCAAGAAGTGTAGCAAGTGTTATTGGTATTATGGTAGATGATATACATCCCGTTACAATAGCTAAGGTAATAAAAAGAGATAGGTGTTCAGTTTACCATTATCAAAATAAACATAAATCTAACTATGCCAATTGTGAGAGATACAGAAATATTTTTAATAAGGTTTATAGGGCATATAAAGACTTAGAGGGAACTAAAGACTTTTTCTTAGATGGTGATTATATGAGAGGTTACTTATTAAAAAAAGGTGCTTCTCCTGCTTCTAATGGTGATGTTTCATTGGAAGTTAGTAGTGGTCAAGTTAAATGTATAATAAAAACTTCTTACTTTGACTATACTAATCAATTTGAAATTATTAAATTAGCCCTCAAAGATTATCACTTTACAGTAAAGATTATATGAAGCACCTTTTAAGTAGTACAGCTTTTATAGTATTAAATAAAGAATTAGCAAGGCAGGTAGGATTAAAAGAAGCTATCCTACTTGCTGATCTAATTTCAAAAGAAGAATACTTTATAGCTAATGGAATGACTGATGGTTGGTTTTTTAATACTGAAGCCAACATCTATAAAGATACTACACTAACTGCTTATCAGCAAAGAAAATGTCTTACAACGCTTAAAAAAGAAGGACTTATAGAAGTTAAGCGTAAAGGAATCCCTGCTAAACAATACTTCAAAATAAATGAACAACTAGTTGTTAAGTTTCTAAACAACTTGTCAGCTACTAACTTAACTTCTATTAATAAGAATAAAGAAATAAGAATAACAAATAAATACTTTAATAAGCCCACTATTTTGGAAGTTAAAGATTATTGTATATTGCGAAAAAATAATATAGATGCAGAAGCATTTATAGCTTTTTATGAATCTAAAGGTTGGATGGTAGGTAAAAACAAAATGAAGGATTGGAAACAAGCAGTCATTACTTGGGAAAAAAGAAACTATAAAAAACCAACAATGTCAAAAATAGATACACAGATTAATGAATATTTAAAAGGAAAAGAATACTTATGAAAATTATACCTCTATATCCAAAAGAAATAATAACAGTAGAAGATGATCAATGTTTATATTGTTTTGCTTATATAGATATAGATGAAGGTGAAATCTTTTGTTGTGATGAATGTCAATTAGCATTTGATGAAGAAAACCCTGAAACAGAATTAAAAGATATTGAATTATGAAGCCATTAAAACAAGAAAACTTAAAAGAACTTACTGAAAAGGTTTATGATTTACTAAATACAACAAAGGTAGAAATAGGTCATAATACTGATGGCAAGACTTTAGCTAGTCTTAGTAAGATATTTGCTCAGGACTTAATACAAGAGAAACGATTTGGCAATATGACCTTTAACCAAATAGAAGATGCCTTTAGGCTAGGAGTAAGATTTGGCAAAGACGAACCCTTTTTAAATATCAGAACTTTCTACAAATGGGTATATGCGCATAAAAAAGTAATTGATGATGCAACTTATCAAGTAGAAACTTTAAAAGAAAAGAATGTATTATATTATCAAGAACCTTTAAAACTATTAAAATGAAAACAAAAGAAAAAGTAAAGTATTGGCTTAATCTAGATTCAAGTTTAAAAGATAATGATAATAGATTGTGTGCTAATATTTGGTCAAAAGAAATAGATGCTAAGTGTAATTTATTTACAATTAAAGCAGTAGACTTTTTAAGAATGTATGCAAATAATGAACTAACATCAGCTCCAAGCATTAAAAGAGCAAGGGCAAAGCTACAAGAAGAAGAACCTAAATACAGAGGGGAAAAATACTACTTAAGAAAAGGAACTTATCAAGATAAATGGCGTAAAGACTTAGGGTATGAAATCAATAAGTAAATTAAAGAAAGAATTAGATAAATGGTTCAGCCTTTATATAAGACTTAGAGATGCAACTGATGAAGGGTTAGTACAATGTATAACTTGTGGAGTGGTAAAACATTATAAGTCAATGCACAATTCTCACTTTCAAAGCAGAAAGCATTTAGCAACAAGATGGGATGAAAAAAATTGTGATGTCGGTTGTATAAAATGTAATATTTTTAATTTTGGAGAACAGTATAAGTTTTCAATAGCTTTAGACTCAAAATACGGTGAAGGAACTGCTGAAGAATTAGAGCTTTTAGCTAGAACAATTATGAAAGTCAGCCGTATAGATTATGAAGAAAAAATTAGTTATTACAAAGAAGCTGTTGATAAATTAAAAAAAGAAAAAGGAATTGAGTAAAAGATTTATTAAATTTGGCAAATGACAAAGCCAATTTATGCAAGTGAAGAACATAAAACTATAATTGAAACCTATATGCTTATGTGTCAGGAGTTTGCAAAAGAGGTAAGCTCAAAGAGTAGATACAATAATTACAAAGATGTAGTAGAAACTATTATTGAGTATCATAACTCTTACGGAGCTGGAACTTCAGAAAATAATTGGTACGATTGGCTTGTGATCATTCCTATAAATATGTCAGTAGCTACAAATGGATTCTTTGCAGGGTTAGAAACTAACAGTAACAGAGCTTTAATAAGAGCCTACAAGACAGTCTTAAATGAAATGGTAATTGAAACAGTAGATAAGATTGATAACTTAGAAGAACCAAGTGAATAAAATCTACTTAGAAATATCAAAGCTAAGTGATAAATTCAGAACAATGTGCTATGGACTTACAACAGATAAAGAACAAATAGATGACGCAGTACAAGAACTTTACTTATATTTTCTTCAGATGAATCCTGATACACTTAAAGCAATATATGATAAAGATGGAACGGAAGGAATAACTAAGTATGG